ATTTTATACGTATTACTTTATTATTTATACTTGGTTTTAATGTTAATAATTGTGCGCTTAAGCGGCTTGTTTCTGATATTATGAATTTTTTTAATTTAACAGAATTTGTTACGTTATTAATATATTCACGTAACATATGCTTCTGTGACTCATTTAAGTTTGAATATTTTTTATTAAATTTATCAACAACTAATTTCGATGCTAAAATACGTACATCTTTATGTTGAATATTTAATACAGAAGTATCTTTTTTATTTTGTAATTGCGTTTGTATATGTTCTGCCAATGAAAATTTATTTATTGTATACTGAGCAGGGTCATCGGCTTCTGCAAATTCAAAAATCTTATATGTTGATGCATGCACTTTATAATGCGTAATTCTAGACTTAAAAAACTCTTCTAAATTATATGTAGTCTTTAACTCTTTAATTAAATTATATTTATCTCTACGCAACTGTGATTCATTTAGTTGTTTACGTGTCCTAATTACCGCTTCTAGGAATTTCATTGCCTTAGCTTCTGATAAGAATTTTTCCTGTGATAAAGAACGATATAATTTTAATTCTTTAACTAATTCTGATTTAGAGTTGAAATGCTTTTTAAGTATACGGAGTGCTTGGGAATTCTTATTGTTCATCGTATCCGATGCTACTTGTCGTACAAGTAATTCAAATACGATACCGGTATTTTTTACTTTTGCATGTTTTATTCGCTTCATGAAATTACGCCTTGTATAATCATACTTTTTAATAAATATGCTATGATTTTAGAAATCAATAAATTTTATTCCTCAATTAATTGCGATTCATCTAACATTGTCCCAGAATCCGTATTACGTTCTTCTTTCAACAACGTCTGTTTTATAATTTTCGATGACTTCATTGAATTAATTAATGAATTTATTTGTATGTTTTCTGTACTTAATGGCGAACCTCCGCGGTACTTATGCTGTAATGGAGATTTATCTGTTGATAATGATTTTCCTAAAGCTTTAATTGCTAAGGGGTCGCGGCCATGGGGTGAATCATGAGTTCCCCATGATTGATGTTCAGGAGGTCGGCCTGGTCCTGCTACATGCTCTTGTTCTTGGCCCGGTAATAATCCATCATTGGTTGCGACATGCATGGATGCGATATCATGAGGCGTACCAAATGATTGATTTGTTTTTGAAGGATCATTACCTTCTGATTTAATTTGTTCTTTTCTAAAGTCTTGTTTAAGGTCTTCAATGACTTGTTCTTGTTCAGCCGCCCATTCGTTCTGACTTAACCCAAATACATTTTCATATATCCATCTTTGAGAAAACAAGCTTGATTCTTTCATGTTAGTTGCTAAACCAATTTTACTTTCTAATATTTCTACTTTTTGTTTTTCATATATAATTGATGGGTTAGTTAGATTTAATTCAAAATTAACCAAGTCAGCGTCTTTATATCCTTGGGAGTATAAATGAACTATTGCAATTTTAGTTAATTCAGATACAAATATTTTTTGTATACGTTCAATTGTTCTTGCAAATCGCACATCTTCGGCTGCTAAAGTAGCTTTTCCTTCTACACCTTCATCATATCCTAAAAATGCTTTTGGTATTTTTAAAGCCGCAAATAGTTTATTTTTTAAATAATCAATATCTTCAATCTGACCTTCGGATGACATGCCTGGGAGTGCTTCTATAGATGTACCAGATTCTCCACCTCTTACTGGCATAAAATAATCTTCAATCATATTTTGCATATTAAATTTAAGATTATAATCACCAGTCTTTTCATCAATATAAGGAACCTTTTTCATTTTAGTTACTATATTCTGAATATGGTTATCTACTTCTGCCGGTGGGATATTCCCTACATCGATTTTAAATATTCGGCGCTCTGGAGCTCTCATTATACGATGAATTAACATTGCATCTTCCATTAACGTTAATTGTTTAAAAATTTTCCGGGCAGGTTCAATCATTGATTTACCATATGGTAAAAAGTTTGTATCAGATAATAAACGAAAATGTGCAATTTCAAATGATTGAAATTCCTGCATGGGTCCTTGATGGCCACCTTGGCCTCCGGTGAAATTATGTGAACCTCCTCCATGAGTGTTTTGTAATGTAAATTTATAAGCATACGGATTTTCTTCATCAAATCCTTCTTCTCTTATAATTTCATATGCCGACATTGGCATTACATTTACAATACCAATTTCTTCTTCGATGTCTAGATGTAAATAAAAATCTCCATATTTACATGCGTTCCTAACCCATGGCCATAGATTGTAATCTATATTTATTATATCATAAAATAAATTGTGAAGTATTTTACGTATTTCATCGTCTGGAGATGTGATAGTTAAAGTATCACCATCTGCATCTTTAACTGTCGATTCATCGGCATAAATATCCAATGCAGATGCTAATATAGGGTCCATGTCCATACCTTCGTAATCTGTAAATAATTCTACTTTAGATGTATGAAATGTTTGATTTTGATTATATGTACCATATCCTGGCGTGCCACGATGTACGCCTGAAAATCTATCTACATATCTTTTATTACTTAAATTTCCTGTAGATTGCAATCTGTTTGTATCAACAGCTTTTAATCTATTTTTTGAGATTCTACGTACAACTACATTTGTTGCAAATAATCTACTTAATCGTGCTCTTAATGAAGTATCTGTCATATTTTACCTATATAAATAAATATTAAAGTAACCACTTTAAATCGTCATTTTCTCCATCTCCGGAGTTCCATTGCCATTCTTTAGGTACTTGTTCAGTTGCTGAATAAAGTCCTTGTGATTTACCAAAATGTCCTAATGCTTTTCTATTTAAATCCATTCCCTGTTGTTGTAATCTTAAAGCAGTATCTCGCATCCATAAACCGGTCGAGAATGCCATTACTAAATCGTCATTATATCCACGCGATGCTTCTGCTCTATGACCTAACCATATGAATGTAAATAATTCATCAATTAATCGTTTTGAATGCACTACCGGTGTTTTATCTCTAAAATATGTTTCTAATTTAGATATTACTAACGGCCTTGTTCTTGACGTCATTGAAAATCCAGGTACAGTCTTCGACTTTCCTTTTAAATCATATCCTTTACGTAATTGTACATCTTCATCAACATATCCATCTTGTTTATACGAATAGTATAAATTTGAATAACCCGTATCTAAAGCGACCTGTATTGATGCCCATCCAATATTTGCATTCTCAATTACTAATAAAGCATTATTATATTCGGTAGCAACTGACACTAACATATTACCATATTCAGTTGTACCAATTTTGCCTTTGTATTCTGCTACTTGATGACAAGATTCAACGTCAAAAATATGAAATGCAGAGTAATCGGTTGAGTCGCCACGCGCCACATCAGCCACTACCATATATTTTTTTGAATAATCCGCATATTCCCAAATCCAATAATTAGAATCAAATCCTCTCTTTTCTATAGGATCTTTAACATATGTATCAGAATACCATTGTAAAATTTCGCCATCTACAACTGTATGCCCTGATGATATAAAATCGCAATCACATTCTTGTGCGGCCATTTTTTCACCTAACAATTCTGTCTGCTTGGCTCTCCAGATATCATCTCTATCTGGATGTACTGTCCAATGCAGTTTCATGGTTTTAAATTCACCGCCGGCTTCGGCGTCAACCCATTGTTTATGGAACCAATTACCAACACCGTTAGGAGTTGATAATGCTATACAATCACCACCAGTAGCAAGTGTTTGTTGAGCCGCTGTCCATATCTCATCAATCCGATCAATAAATGCGGCTTCATCAAATATTAATAATGATAATGCTTCAGATCTACCAGCATCACCTTTTGATGATATTGCTTTAATCTGTGATCCATTTGCATAACGTAATGATAATTTATTATCTTCTAATGTTTTTCCTTTTAACCAAGTCGGTAAATTTTCATTCATTACTCTAACTTTAGTTACAAGATTTTTCGCAACATCTTGTTTAGTTGCTATTACTAATACGTTGAAATCTGATTTAAATATCATTTTCCATAATGCATATCCAGCAGTTAGTGTTGATATACCTAATTGCCTAGACTTTAAAATGATATTATATCGATTATTTTTTAATTGAGTTAATGATTCTTCTTGGAAAGGATATAAGTTAAAATACATTTTACCTCTAGTAGGATGCTGTATTATACAATACTTGCGCATAAAATGTATAGGGTCTTGCGAACACCGTTTATATTCGTCTTGTATTATTTCTTTAAGTGATTTCTTAACTGACATTATACTTAATATAATAAATTAT